GGAGATATTCAAGTTAAACATGGCGAGGAAGATACTGCTAAGTCTACGGATGGAGCAGCTCACTACTAAAAATTCCCCTCCGGGAATGGTTGCAACAGGGGTGGCAAAGCGAGAGTGGAGTCACCCCTACTAAAGAGGAAAGATGGAAAACAAATTTATAGAAATATTTACAGGTCTTAAAAGAGATTATGGTTACGCAGATATTAACTCTGCTTACAAAGATCCTGCTACAGGTAAACTCAAATTAAAGTATGGCTGGGCAGCTAAAGAATTATTAGAGTCTGATTATTTAGACCACCTTACAGGTAAAAAATCTATTGGTATCCAACCCTGTAATGATGAAGGACTCGCAAAGTTTGGAGCAATTGATATAGACTCAGATGAATATGACAACTTTGATTTAAGAAAGTATTTAGAAATTATTGATAAGAAAAATATTCCAGTAGTACCTGTCAAATCTAAAAGTGGTGGACTACATATTTATGTGTTTTTTAAAGAACCCGTTAAAGCAAGTTTTGTCAGAAATTTTTTAGATAAATTATTATTTACATTTGATTTAAAAGCATCAACAGAAATATTTCCAAAACAAACACAACTTGGTATAGGCTCAGATCAAAAACCAATCAATGGTAACTTTATTAATCTACCTTATTACAATCGTAATGAAAGAGTGGGTGTGAACCTAGACGGTACAGAGTTTACTTTTGAACAATTTATAAAAGTCGTCGAGGCTAACACAAAGACCAAAGAAAATCTAGAAGAGTTTGCAGATGAATTAATTAGACTCGAACTTACAGGTGGTGCAGATGAATTTATAGATGGTCCTGTGTGTCTGCAAAGATTATCAAAATCTAAACTAGATGATTACAGAGACAGATTTATTTATAACTACATGGTGTTTGCTAAAAAGAAATACCCTGATAATTGGGAAGAAAAACTTTTAGAAGGTGCAAGAAATTATATTGTCTACGATAACATATGGGGTGATGAGAAAGTAAAACAAAAAATTAAAGCTTACAAAAAAGATACTGCAGGTCATACTTGTTCAGAAGAACCTATCAATAGTATGTGTGTCAAGTCAGAATGTTTGAAAAGAAAATTCGGTGTAGCGTCTGACAAAGTTAAAAAGTTTCCAACACTATCTGCATTAATTAAAATAAATCATGTACCAGATCCAGAGTTTAGATTTACTGTACACTACAATGACAAAGTAGAAGGTGAAACTACGCAGCAAATAATTGCAAAAGATATCAACTATATGATGGACCAAGAAAAACTTAGACGTTTGATAGGCGCACACACTCCTGTCCCACCACCACGAATAAAAGACGATGACATGCAAACTGTATTAGATACTTTATGGCAAGGGATGAAGATAGAAAAAGCTCCTCCAGGCACATCACCAAAAGAAATATTACATAAACACTTAGAGGATTATGTTTATGGTGTTCCAGCTGTAAGTGATGCTGCATTCAGAAGTGGTAGTACATTAATTGATACAGATGGTTATGCTTATTTTGTATACGATCCATTTTATAATTTTTTAAAAAACAAAGAATGGAAAAATAAAATAGATAAGACAGGACAAATGCTAATAGATTTTTTTAAAGCGGAACTAGGACATGGTAAAAGATATCCTAAAAAACCTACGCAAAAAAAATCAAACAATCCAGTAAGGTGTGTAAAAATCCCTATGAGTAATTTTACAAAAGAAGAAAATGAAATAGAGATTTTACCCATGAAGAGTAAAAAAGATATTCTTTAATGACAAAGGTTACAAAGATATATGGCCCTCCAGGTACAGGGAAAACAGAGAAATTAATTAGAAGAGCCATGGCCTACATAAGAGTAGGCACTCCGGTAAATAAAATAGGTTACTTTGCATTTACTCGTAAGGCAGCTCATGAAGCAAGAGATAGGATGTTGAAAAAAAATCCTGAATATAAAAAGAAACAACTTAGATATTTTCAAACGCTGCACTCTCTAGCTTTTCATAGTTTGGGACTAAGAGAAGAAAACGTTATGCAGGATTATCATTACAATGATCTTGGAAAAGAATTAAGTATAAGAGTTAATGCTAAAAAAGATGCTGATGCCTCACCTTACCTAACTTGTGATAACGAATACTTTCAAATTATTTTAAAAGCAAAAGAAAAAGATATTCCTGTATGGGATGAATATTGTACAGGAGAACATTCAACAAATGTAAAACCTGATTTGTTAAAACATATTGAAGCAAACTATAATCACTACAAACATCCAGACATAAATAACTTAGTAGACTTTACAGATATGATTCATGACATTGTACAGCAACCAAACAAAGTTCCAAACTTTGATGTAGTTTTTATTGATGAAGCTCAAGATCTGTCACCAATACAATGGAAGCTGTATGACATACTAAAATCTAAATCAAAAAATATTTATTTAGCTGGTGATGATGACCAAGCAATTTACGGTTGGGCCGGAGCAGATGTAGATAGATTTATTCAAGAACCTGCTGCAGAAAAAGTATTATCAAGATCTCGAAGGATTCCAAGAGCAGTACAAGATGTATCTGAAATTATTACTGCACGAATCGCAGGACTTAGAGCAACTAAAAATTATTTACCAAGAGATGAAGAAGGATTGTGCAGTAAAATTAATAGCTTAGAGAATGTAGATCTTCACCAGGACAACTGGTTAATCTTAACTAGAACTTTGTCTAGAGCTAAAGAAGTATGTGATCTTTTAAAAGTAAAAGGTTTGTATTATGAAAACAAACATCAAAAAAGTTACAATACAAAACTTTACAAAGCAATTATTAATCATAGCAAATGGTTAAATGGTGAAGAGGTATCGGACACTGCACTAGAAGATATTAAAGAATACATGGGTAACCGAGAACTTAAAAAAGATTTAAAATGGTTTGAATGTTTTGATAACGCACCAGCTGATGACAAAATTTATATACGATTAATGTTGTCAAATAAAGAAAGATTAAGTGATGATGCACGGATTAAAGTCTCAACTATTCACGCTGCAAAAGGAGGTGAATGTGAGAACGTAATTGTGGTATTAGACAATGCTAAAAAAATAAGAGAAGCAATTACTAAAAGTGTAATAAAGCGTGACGAAGAGCACAGAGTATGGTATGTAGGTTGCACGAGAGCAAAAAGAAATCTATATTTAATGAGAGCAAAAATAGAACGAAAGGGATATCCACTATGACATCAGAAGATATATTTAAAGAATCATTTCCACAATACACCCAGGTAGGCGGGAATCACTATACAAAGTTTCCTATTCAACCGTATGAATTTATTTCAAAGAATGATTTATCATTTTTTCAAGGCAACGTTATTAAGTACGTTTGCAGGTATCAGAGAAAGGGTGGAGTAGAAGATCTTAAAAAGATTGTACACTACTGTCAGTTAGAGATGTTAAAAATTAACGACATGAAAAAGAAAAAGTAATGCCAAGAAAGTCCACTGTACGCAAAACAATTAAGTTTGCTAAAAATAAATTTAACTTAGAAATTTATCTTGGATTAGAAAAAGACCTTGCATGGGAAATATTTCCTCATGACTACAATGCAGCTCTATATGCGTTTAGCAACAAAGATAGAATGACTAAAGTAATAGAAAACAAATACGTATACGAGGTAAAAAAATGAAAGTACCTTTATTTGAAGCACAGACAGAATGGAATGAACCAGAGGAATATCCGGATCTAAGAAAATACGACGAGATTGCAATTGACTTAGAGACAAGAGATCCTGATTTAAAATCTAAAGGTAGCGGTGCCATCATTGGTAATGGTGAAGTCGTAGGTATTGCTGTTGCTGTACCTGGTAGAAAATTTTATTTTCCAATTGCTCACGGATCAGGGCCAAACATGGATCGTAAGAGAACCTTAAATTGGTTTCAAGATATATTAGATAGCGATGCTATAAAAATATTTCACAACGCTATGTATGATGTCTGTTGGATTAGATCTATGGGTTTAAAAATTAATGGACAGATAGTAGACACTATGATTGCAGCATCATTGATTGATGAGAATAGATTTAGATTTGATTTAAATAGTTTGTCTTGGGATTATTTAGGTCATGGTAAAAATGAATCTGCACTGAATGAAGAAGCAAAGTCTAGAGGATTAGATCCTAAAGCAGACATGTGGCAACTGCCAGCAATGTATGTTGGATCTTACGCAGAGAAAGATGCAGAACTTACTTTAGAACTTTGGCAGATATTTAAAAAAGAATTATTACACCAAGATGTAGAATCTATTTTTGAACTTGAGACGGATCTGTTTCCTTGTCTGGTAGACATGAGATTTCTTGGGGTGAGAGTGGACGTTGAAAGAGCTCATATGCTAAAGCAAGCACTAACAGTACAAGAAAATAACTTACGCCAACAAATAAAAATAGAAACAGGAATAGATGTTCAACTAATGGCAGCAAGAAGTGTTGCCAAAGTTTTTGACAAACTTGGTTTACCTTATGATAGAACTGCAAAATCACAGGCACCTTCTTTTACTAAGAATTTTATTTCGAATCATGAACATCCTGTAGTTAGAATGATTGCTAAGGCTAGAGAAGTTAATAAGGCTCATACTACATTTATAGATACCATAATTAAACATGAACACAAAGGTCGTATCCATGCTGACATAAATCAAATAAGGTCAGATCAAGGCGGGACTATTACAGGACGATTCTCGTATTCAAACCCTAATTTACAGCAACTTCCTGCTAGAAATAAGGAACTTGGACCTATGATAAGGTCTATATTTATACCCGAGAAGGGCCATAGATGGGGTAGTTTTGACTATTCTCAGCAAGAACCTAGGTTGGTAGTGCATTATGCAGCTTTACACAAATTTCCGTCTGTAAATGACGTAATAGATAATTATGAAAATGACACCTCAACGGACTTTCACCAGGTCGTAGCAGACATGGCAAAGATTCCAAGATCACAAGCCAAGGTAATTAACCTTGGATTATTTTATGGTATGGGTAAAGCAAAACTCCAGGCCGAACTAGGTGTATCAAAAGACAAAGCAGTAGAATTGTTCGATCAATACCACGCTAAAGTTCCCTTCGTTAAGCAGTTAATGAATAGTGCTTCCAATCGTGCCCAAGAGCGTGGTCAAATTCGAACTCTCTTGGGACGATTGTGTAGGTTTCATTTGTGGGAGCCTAATCAATTCGGTATGCATAAAGCATTGCCTCATGAAGATGCATTACAGGAACATGGACCAGGGATTAGAAGAGCATTTACTTACAAATCTTTAAACAAATTAATTCAAGGTAGCGCGGCTGATATGACAAAGAAAGCCATGTTAGATTTATACAAAAATGGTATAGTGGCTCACGTACAAATTCATGATGAACTTTGTATTTCTGTTAAAGATCAAGAACAAGCAAACAAAATTGTTGAGATCATGCAGGATGCAGTTACTCTGGAAGTCCCTAACAAAGTAGACTGCGAATTAGCAAACACTTG